AGAAATACTGTTGATTTTTAATAACAGGAAGTTTTAATAAGTTAAGATAACGATTGACAGTTATCTCTTTTATCTTAGTGCCTTGTCCAGACATTGCGTTTATTGAATAAACACCCTGAATAACGTATTGATAATTTCCTTCAGATATTCTAGGAAGTGGATATCTTGATCTAGCAACAGAGCAAGGATCTGCATAATCGCAACATTCTGAGATGGGCACCTCACACATTTCCAAACATGGAATGGTTGTAAAAATTGTATCTGTTGCCCAAAGTTTTCTTAGGTTGGTTTCTCTTTTTATCAACAATAGTGCATTGTTTCGCACTTCAGAGGCAATTGCTCTATCTGTAATGAGACTATCTGTTGATATGATCTTGTGCGTTGCACGCACGTCAGATACTAATTTTCTTAATGTTGACATTTTGTGTTCCTGATTTCCAGAGTTATATGTACTCAAATTTAATCATTTTTCCAAATAAAAACTCCCAGACAATAAATGCCTGGGAGAAACCCTACAAAACCAATAAAGTAGAGTTTATTTGAATTTAGTTTATAGAAGTGTGATAAAAGCATAATTTAATCTATATGCCTCCATCTGTTACAGTCCAGTTGTTTGGAGCTCCAGTTAATACGTTTCTACCAGCTTGACCTGCCAACGTGTATTTAGCTGTTCCAAAACTTATATTCAAATTAGGTTGTAGTGTAAGTAAACTCCACCCATTGTAAATAGCATCTAAGTTAGTAGCTGAAAACGTTAAATTGGTCTTACTTCCCATGAAATTAGAGAAATTTCCAACGTTACTCACGTTCCAATTTCCTATGTTCTGGTTAAATGCTGTAGCATTAAAGAACATATATTGCATATCTGTAACATTACCTACATCCCAAATTCCAATATTTTGGTTAAATGCAAATGCACTTTGGAACATAAAGAACATACTAATCACATTACTTACATCCCATCCGCTTATGTCTTGATTAAAAGATAAAGCTGATTTGAACATATTCCCCATCTGTGTCACATTGCTTACATTCCAACCACTTATATCTTGGTTAAAAACTAAAGCACCGTTAAACATGCCCCCCATATTTGTTACACTAATTACATTCCAGCCACCAATATTTTGGTTAAACACTACGGCATCATGAAACATGTTTGCCATATTTGTAACACTGCTTACGGTCCAACTTCCAATGTTTTGATTAAATACTGAAGCACCATAAAACATAAGTGACATATCAGTTACTCCTGAAACATCCCAAGAAGTTATATTTCCATTAAATGCTGTATTTTGGTAAAACATACTTGACATGTTCGTAACGCTTGATACGTCCCAACTATTCAAACTTTGATTGAAACTATTTGCTGCATTAAACATACCAGCCATGTTTGTAACATTGGAAACATTCCAAGAATTAATATTCTGATTAAATGCGGATGCCGCTGCAAACATATTATTCATATTTGTAACACTACCAACATTCCAACCAGTTATGTTTCCATCAAAAGAAACGGCAGAATTAAACATAGCTTGCATGTTTGTTACACCGCTTACGTTCCAACTATTTAAGTTTTGGTTAAATGAGTTAGCAGTATTAAACATAGAAATCATATTAGTAACATTACTCACGTCCCAACCACCAATATTTTGATTAAACGCAATTGCAGTACTGAACATAGATTGCATAGTTGTTACACTACTTACATCCCAACCACTTATATTTTGATTAAAGACATAAGCAGCATTAAACATAAAAGACATATTAGTAACACTACTTACATCCCAATTACTTATGTCTCCATTAAAGGAAGTTGCAGATGTAAACATTTGCTGCATAGTTGTTACACTACTTACATCCCAGGTGTTTAGATTTTGATTGAATGCAAGTGCAGTAAGAAACATAAGTCTCATGTTTGTAACATTACTAACATCCCAATTTCCTATGGGTTGGTTAAAAGCTATTGCAAGCCCAAACATTTGCTCCATGTTAGTAATAGTACTAGTATTCCATGAATTAACATTATTAATGGTAGTTAAACTAGTACAATCTGCAAACATTCTATTTAAACTATTCATTGCAGACAAATTAGGAGTATCAATTACTGCTGATAAGTCTAGGTTAGTACATCCCTGAAATACTCCAGAAAAGTTTCCAAGATTTACATTACCAAAAGATGTAATGCTTAATAACTTTTTACCATCTCCTCCATTCTCAAAAGCAAACCCAGAACATGTTCCAGTAATAGTAATTGTATAATCTCCAGAAGAGACGTATGTGTGAGTAGTTTCAGCTTGATTCCAAACAGTGATAACATTATTGTTTCCATCTCCCCAATTTACAGTAAAGTTATAAACACCACCATTTTTTAATGGAAGCTTTACTTGGTCTGAGTTAGTTGAACTAACACTAGTATTTGTAGTTCTCCAAGTTGAAATAAAAGCAGTTGGCGATGCTGTAGTACTAGTAGTGGTAGTGGTGCTGCTGGTAGTACTAGTTGTAGTGGTGCTAGTCGTGCTAGTGCTAGTAGTAGTAGTTGTAGCACCTACCACTACATCAATGTAGTTTGTACATACTCCTGTACTAATTATTCTCACTGTTGTTGTACCAGCTGGAGCAATTACAGAATATCCTGCTAACAGGGTTGCTTTACTTACTCCTGTATCAAATGCAGATACAAATCCATCAACGTTTGAATAAAGGTTGAATGGTCCTGCGTCTACTCCAGCTGATGTTAGTGTTATGAATACGTACATGCACTTTTAATTTATTGGTTTATTAACAAGAAGTTGCTGCACTTAGCACTCCACCACTTGATACTGTCCACTTAGTACTTAAGTTGGTTATGTAAATATATCCACTGTAAGTAGATGTTAGTCCACTATTAGTGTACAATACAACGCCATTAGCTAATACAGGAGCAGATGTATACAATGGAGATAACAATACAGCTGATGTACATGGGCTAGCAAGATTTACCAATCCACCTAAATACCAAGCATAGTAAGGAGCTCCTGTGGTAGTAGATGTACTGGTACTACTTGTTGATGTACTAGTTGTTGATGGAGGAGGTGGCGTAGGAGTGATAATCTCTTTGATTGCCAAAATCTGTGCATCAATTATTTGAAGAATTGTTGTCAAGTCTTCACAACTCTGTATTCCTGTTCCTGGAAGATTAGGACCAACGTATTTAACTTGCGATGTTGATAGCAAATCATTTCCAGGATCACTACATCCACAAGGATCAAGTGATCCGCATCCTGAGCATTTATTATTTTGTACCATGATATTATGGGATGTACATGATGTAATAAGCACCAATTGTAGGCTGGATGTTGATATGGCTCAATCCACCACCTGTTGCATTAACAACTACACTAGTTGTAACATTCACTGTAGCATTATTAGTTGGTCCCCTGTCAGCACTTCCTGATATACTTTTTAATCTATATGAAAATCTATCACCAGAAAGACCAGATACATCATAATCTGTAACAAGAGGAGATGTAGATGTTAGATCCCCAATATTTGTAGAACCATCTTTAGCAATAAAGTGTGAGTGTGGGTCAGCAGTGGATGTAGCTGTTGCTGTGTGAGTGTGAGAAGGGATTTGATTAGCTGTAAGAGTGACATTGTTCAAACCTTGTACACTATTCAATGAGTAACTTGGGTTACCTGCTGTTGAAGGATTCACAATAGAACTCATTGGAATACTTCCAGCCATGCTTCCATCTGTAGTTCCTACAGCAACACGTCCTCTTTTATCTGGTGTTCCATTACTTCCGTTACACAAAAATACGTCAATGAATTGACCAGATCCTGCTCCTGTAACATCAAAGCCTGTAAGAGGTCCATAATATTCATACGCAACGTATGGTACCATGTTATTCTTGTACAAGTTGGATGGTGCAATGCTGTTCAAATAGGCTTGAATAAGCGCATTCAAATCAGCAAGCTTAACATAATTGGTGTCAACTTCAATCTCAAATGCTGCTAAGTCAGCTGCTGTTGAGCAGAGCTTGTTGATAGCTGCTTGAAGAATAGCATGTGTATCAGACGATGCTGTTACACCTGTTAAACATCCAATTGTGTAATCAGCGTTAAGGGTGGCGAGCGTTGCATCGATTGCTGTAACATTGGTTTTTAAAGCGCAAATTGATTGCAACAATGCTGAGATAACATCATTAAGTGTAATGTCACCAGACACTGGGAGAAACCCACTCACCAATGGGCACAGATCAGCTGGATCAATGACAGGAATAATGCCATTACCAGTAGACAGATCTAAGATGAAATTTGCAATTTGTAATTCAACAAAAGCAAGTGTGTCCCCATTGGAAATACCAAGGGCAGGAATGCCGTATCCTGTATATCTTACGCACTGATCAGATATGATTTCAGTGCATCCGTTAAAGCAATTAGAACAGCTCATTTATTTATATTTTAGAAGTTTTACTTTACTAGCTATTTGACATACGCTATATGGTTTAGCGTAATCTGGGTTACAATACTTATATGTCAAGATTCTTCTGTAATTAAGAAGATCTATCATAGTTGTATATGGGACAGGCATATTCAATGCAAACACAGTGTTGTTGTAAAGATTCTTTGCAACTTCTGTAATCTTACATTCGATATCCTGTAACAATGTTGGGATATCAACACACTCAGGGCAAGAAGTTAATCTAGGTTGTAACATGTCTATTGATTTTGAGTGGTGGGTGGTTGTACTGTGAGTTCTTCTTTCTTCTTGTTTGCACAGAATGCGCACATCCCATTTTTGAGATTACATCCACATCCTACACTTGCCCCACAGCTTGAACACTTTGCCATATTAATAATAAGTTGTTACGGTTGCGTAATTATTTCCTGAACATCCACAGTTGTTTCGTAAGAAGTTGTTCAGCATTTTGTCAGCTTGAAGATACAATCTATTTGCTTCAACCGCAGCACAATTATTTGCTGCTGCTATAGCACCATTAATAAAGAATGATATAGTTGTTAGCTCCACCTTAGATTGCGTCTTAATTGCTCTATCACACTCCATCATGTCAAGTTTCATGAATGCCTCATCGAACTTCTCTTGAAGTCTTTCAGTACGCATTATAGTTCTCTCAACATAGTTTACGTTTGCTGGTGCTACTGAATACTTCAGATAGTAAATACCATCAGGGAGAGGGTCATTTATTCCAACTGGCGTAATTCCTAAATTAGAAGATGAAAACACATTCACCTGATTAACAGTAAATGGAACGTTTACTATCCCAAAGTTTGGAACATTAACCTCCAAGTTTGGTGCAGAGACAGCTGGTGGAGTAGTTGGGTATGTAGATGCGTCAGCAACAGCCATTGTTAGCGTGTTGTATGTTGGAACTACAATAATGTCTAGTTGCAGAGTTGGCATGGGAGTTATAAAGAAAATGCCAGAGGATTTTGAGAACTAATCCTCTCACCCTCTGGCATAGGTTGTAGAAATTTTAACTTACCTACTATTAAGGAATCAAAGTGCTAGTAGT